TTGTTCCCTTGGTCGCTGATGATTTTCTCGTACCCTTCGTAAACAGGGTTATTGTCATTCCACCCTCCGAGGTAGAGGCGGTACTTGCCATCCAAATTTGCGTCCCAGCGTAACTTCTGCATCCCCTCACGGAGCAGTTCCATGTCCTCTCCGTGCTGCGCACCACCGAACCAACCGAACTTGACGAGGTGCTTGTCGGGTTCTTCGTCCGGGTTGGGAATGAACTGCTGATAGGCTTCGTAGGGTTCGTTTTGTAGAATGCTCACGTTCGCATTTAGAGGCCGTATGCGAGAGGCAAGATGCTCGGTGGTACAGGTAACCCAGTCAGCCAATTTGATGTGCTTGCGGATGACCTCTGCAAGTTTGGTTTGGTGATAGTGGCGGTACATGATGTGGCCCGATTCAAGCACCCAATAATCGTCCAAGTCAAGGATAACTTTCGCCCCGAATTGGGTCAGGGCTTTGTAAACATTTTCGACTTGCTCCATAGTGCCTTGACACCACAAACGGCTGAACAGGAACAGGTCAATCGACTTCAACCCCTCGTCGCTAATCGTGGTGATATTCTCGACGCACACATAGTCGAACTCCGGGTAGTTATCGCCAAGGTAGGCGTTCGGCATTTCGAGGCGGTAATAACTGCACCCGGTTGGATGGGCGTTGTAAACAATGCAAATCTTCATGGCCGTAAAAATAAGAAGGGCAGCCATTGCTGACTGCCCTCCCAAACCTCAGATGATGAAAACCTAAGTCAAAGATACTACGAACCGAGTATCTGCGTAGTCGATGGTGCAAAGACTGTTGACGCAATCAGGAACATCGGGTCAGGCTCCATCCCGGTCAAAGTCAATTCGTAGCCACTTCTATCTCCAAAGGCAGTACCAGTTCCAGCGGTTCCAGCGGTTGCTTCCAAGCCGTTGGCAGAACCCAGCAACCAGTAGCGGTTGTTGTTGTCTTGGACGATTACGATGACACGATTACGGACCAGCAGGCGGAGTTCATTGCGGACTGCGACTTGCAGTTTGTTGATGGTAAACGTTACTTCGGGGGTGTAATAAACCGAGCCGTTCTCGATGCTTGCGTTCAAGGTTTCAGTCAAAGATGACGTAGCCTTGGTCAAGTCATACTCGAAGAACCCACCCGAAGCGTAACCCGTGAACCCTGTAACCGCACCTGAAAGGTTGGCATTGCAGGATCCCGTTGGGTTGAAGGATTGGACATAAATTGTTTTGATGCCACCGACTGAATCTCGGCATCCAAGGGCGTAGCCAGTTGTTAAGGAGCAGGACATATGTGTATTTGGGTTTTAAGTTTCAAGAGAACAAAAAGCAGGGGGAGGTTTCCCTCCCCCCTACACATTAGGTCAAGCGGAAGTCAACAACCAAGTCGGGGTAAGCGATTTGTACGCCTGCCTTGAAGGCTGCTTGGAAGCGAACTTCGTCGTTGTCTTTGCTGAACCAAATCGAGAACTGCTCCTCGTCGGACAACAAGTCGGTGCCGTAGAACAAGTTGCCGAGGTAAGTTGAAACGATGCGGTTTGTTCCAGTCAAGCCGGGGACTGCAATGACACGGACATTCGTGCCGGGATACATGATGTCCCCGTCAGCAAGGCCAGCCAAGTCAACTTGGTTATACAGGACGTTAGCGGTTGATTTGAACGCACCAAGCAACGTACGGAAGTTGTCCCAACCACAGAAGATTACGAGGTCAGTCTTGGTCAAGATGGCTTGTGGAATTTGGTTGTAAATGCCGTCGAAGATGGCGATAGCATTGCCTGTGGTGACACCAACGGACGCAGAAACCGCTCCTGTGTTACCGCTGATGGTAGAACCCGATGCAGCGTTCAACAACTGATTGACACCTGAAAAGTAGGTGTTGCCCTTCCAAATTGCGTTCTCCAAAGCCTCTGCGATACGGAGAGCCTTCTGCTCGGAGAAAGCCTGCTCGAAAGGAACACCGTCGTAGGTAGAGCCAGCGGTCAACTGGGTCTGCATCCAGTATTGTTCCAAGGAACGAGGACACAAGGTTTCTTGAACCTTCATGCGTCCAACGGTGATGTTACGCTGACTGAATGTAGTCGTACCTGAACTTGCGTAACCGCAAACATCTCCGCCTTGAATCAAGGCATCGGTGTCCATGAGGTTGAGGGCAGCAGCGAACTTGATGCCCACCTGCTTGGTGAACAGGGCTGCTGAACGAGCCGAGAATACGGCCTTGGTGATGAGCGGTAACCGCTCTTGGTCGGTGTAGGCGTTTAGATTGCCAAAATTGTATGCCATGGTTAGTGGGGGTTTAGGTGTTTATTTTTTGGATTTGAGTGATTGGAGTGCTTGGGCGAGAGCGTTGAAGTTCTGCGAGGCTTGAGCCTTGCGTTGCTCAACGATTGCGGAACCGCTGGCCTTGGGGGCTTCGGCTGGGAGTTCGGAAACCTTCTCGACGATATCAGCCATGGTTTCAACCTGCGATGCGAATGCGGACATTTTCTCTTTCATCTTTCCCATCTCGGCATAGGCTGCTTTGAGTTCTTCCATGATGGCTCCGAGGTGCTTGGCGACAATAGCCTCGACGACTTCGGGGGTCATGGCAGGATAGGCTTCTTTGATTTCTTCGGTAACCTCAACGGCCACTTCGGGAGTGATTTCAGCAGCAACAGGCAACGGCTCGATGACCGGGGTTGCTACTTCAGCAGCGATGACCTCAACGATTTTGCCTCCTTCGGTCTTGATCGTGCCAACGCCTTCAACAACATGCTCGCCATCGGGGGCAGGGAGAGTGCCGTCCTCGGCAACAACGTAAACGGCGGTTCCGGCAACGAGGTCCCCGTCAACACGGACAACCGTGCCATCGGTCAACTTGTAGTCAGCGAAGGACTGCTTTTGAGTGCTGAATTTGCGGAGTTCAGTCCGCAGGGATTCGATTGCGTTTTTGAGATTCATAGTTAGTGGGATTTGTAGGTGGGGGTTAATTGTTGCAAAAAAGCGGTTAATTCGTCAGCGAGGCCAGCGAGTGCGACCTCCATTTCGGATTCGGTCTTGTCCATCCCGAAAAGTCCTTCAACGGAGAAACCACGGAATAGATTGCGGTTGTCCCACACCTCGTCGTTCTCGACCTTGAAGGAACCGAACCAAGAGCCGTCGGGGGTGTCCTCGTAGCCCTTGGGTGGCATGATGCCACGCTCGGAGTCGGTGATGTAGGACTCGAACATGAACACGCCATCCAGTTCAGCGTTGTGGTAAGCGTTGACGTTGTGCTGGTTGCCTTGCTTAAAGTACTTCTGCACGATCTTGCGGATGGTGGCTTTGTCAAATACGACGTAGTATTCCCCGTAGGTTTCGTCCTTTCGAAAGATGGGTGTGTCTGCAAGCATGATAGGGCCAGTAAGCACTCTCCGCTCGCCTGTTTCGGTGAACTTTTGTGGTGTCTTTGCGAAGGCTTGGAATGGCCGTTCGATTGCCGGCATATCGGTAAGGGCCACGAATTGGACCCCTTCATCCACCTCGTCCACGGTCATTCGGTATATGGGTAGTTCCATGCAGGTAAATGTCCTACGCCCCCAAAGTTGCAAATTCCTCCAACCTCCGAACCCTCCGAGTGCTTTGGGTGATGTCCCGTTCGACGACATAGGCTCGCATAGGCGATGAACCTTGACCTTGGCCCATTGCAGCACCATCGGTTCCAAACATAGTTGTTTGAGGGTTGGCAAAGATTGATGCAGGAGCAGCCTCTCCGCCTCCGCCACCCCCGGCAGTCAACGCTCCACCACCTCCGCTTGCTGAACTCCCTTGGAACTGCGTCTTGCTGATTTTGGCGACCTGCGCCAAACCTGTTGCAAGGGCGATACCTGCTTCAACGAATTGACGGCCCGTTGCGAGTTTAATCGGGTTCCCTCCAGCAGTCAGGGCAGCGGTTACGGCCATGAAGGTATTGATAAGAGCCTGCCCCATGCTGGCCTTCTTGTTAATCTCAAAGGCTTTGCGTTGGTCTTTCTCGGATTGGCCCAAGCCAGCAGTCAGTAAATCGCCAAGCGCACCAACGGCCTCGGAAGCCATCTTTAGGTCTTGTTGCCTGCGTTCACGTTCAATCCTTGATATCTCTTCTTCGGTCAGTTGCTTTTGATTGACCTTTGCTGCATCAAACCTTGCATTGATGTCCTTCTCCATCGTG